GAGAAAGCACGAAATGTTTTTTATATGCTTAATGGATTAGCACCAATGACTAATCTTATGAAAAAACTTGATGCTACAATTAGACAACATGAATTAATACAGTTTTCAATTAAAGAAACAAAAGGCACAGCTACTAAAAATGATATTGTTTATTTAAGACGTTATGGATTTAATAAACAAAAAACAGCAACCATAAGTAGGCTGTATGATGATGGTGTTATACAAAATACTAAAGATAATGGATCAGGTTTATATCTAGCTAATACTGAGAAATGGTTACAAAATGGTGCTACTGATGAAACACTTGATACATTTAGAGGTGCTTTAAATAATGGCATAATGAATACTATATTGATGGCAACTCCTGCAGATAAACCAATTATTGCAGATGGTATTGTATATATTCCTAAATGGATAGGAGAAAAGTTTGGATTAAAAGAAGATGTCAGATTTAAAGGTTATACAAGAATTGAAACTGGATTAGCAGGATTACCATTCCAGTTTTGGTCATATAGTTTTGCTGCTGCAAATAAAATTACTGCAGCATTGGCTACTGGACAAGCAAAAAATAGAACTGCAGCAGTAACAACTGCAATAGGTTTAGGTTGGTTATCATTACAAATTAAATCAGAATTTACTACTACTGCAGGTGAAGCTATGTGGGATAATATGGCATGGGAAGATCAACTTGCAAGAGCAATAGATTCGTCAGGTATATTGGCTATGTATAGTGATTTACTTTATACATCAATGAATACAAGTATGGCATTAGGAGGACCTGATATATCTATGGGATTGTTACAACCAAAGTTTCCACAAGAAAAAGATATAGGAGATGCCATAACATCAATAGGTGGAGCAGGACCAAGTATAGGTTTAGAATTATCACGAGGTATGTATGAATTTACTACTGGAGAATATGGTAGAGGCTCTAAGCAAATTATTAAAAATTTGCCATATATGAGATTGTGGTTTATAAAAGATATGGTGAACGAGCTTGGAAACACATTAGTTGATATTGATGATGATGGTTTAGAAAAAACTTTAAGGGCGAGGTATTAATGACAATAGCTTTAAGTGCAAATACACCACGAGTAAGTTACACAGTAAATCAAGGAGTTAGTCAAACTTCATTTGCTGTACCATTCGTATTTTTTACTGAGTCAACAGACCTTAATGTATTTGTTGATAATGTTGCTCGTACTTATCATGCAAGTACATCTAATACAACTCAATATACTGTAAGTGGTGGCAGTGGATCAACTGGATCTATAACTACAACTGTTACTGGTGCTAGTGGTGGCAGTACTGTTGTCATTACAAGAGCAGTTCCTTTGTCTCGTACTACAGACTTTCCAAGTTCAGGTGCATTTGAGGTGTCTAAATTAAATACTGAGTTAGATACTGTTACTGCTATACAATCTGATTTTAATGATTCTGCATCAAGGGCAATAAGATTACAAGATTCTGATAGTGCAGTGTCTATGGAGTTACCATTACTAGCTAGTCGTAAAGGCACAGTACTAGGATTTAATGCAAGCACTGGTGCTGCAGAAGCAGGACCTACAATTACTGCTGTGCAAAGTTTAGCTGATGTTACAGCATCTATTAATTTATTAGGTACTTCTGCTGTTGTAGAGGACATGGGTTTACTTACTGCATCTGGTGTAATAGAAGATATGGGTTTATTAGCAACAAGTGCTAACATAACAAACATGGCTACTTTAAGTGCTAGTGGTGTTGTTGCAAATATAGCTACAGTAGCAGGTAAAGCCTCTTTGATTACATCTGCTTTTTCTTCAGGTATGTCATTAGTTACTAGCGATTTTGTAGCTGATGTAAATACTTTAGCAGTTACAGATGTTATTAATGATATAAATCTTTTGGCAACAAGCGATATTGTTTCGGACTTAAATACACTTGCCACTTCAGATATTGTAGCTGACTTAAATACACTTGCTACATCAGATATAGTTTCAGATATAAATACATTAGCAACATCAGACATTGTGAGTGATATAAATACACTTGCTACAAGTGATATTGTTTCTGATTTAAATCAATTAGCTACATCAGATTTTGTTTCTGATCTTAATACAATGGCTACAACAGCTAATATAAATAATTTATCAACAGTTGCCACCAATGTTGCAGGTGTAAATAGTTTTGCTGAAAGGTATAGAGTAGCAAGCTCAGCTCCAACTTCTAGCTTAGATGTTGGAGATTTATATTTTAATACATCTAGCAATGAGCTTCGTGCTTACAATGGTAGTGCATGGCAAGCAACAGCTCCATCAGCATCAAGTCAGACTAATATAAATATAGTTGCAGGAGAAATTACTTCTACAGAAGATTTAGGTTCTATTGCTGATAGTATAGATACTAGCAGTGGCAATAACATTGATACAGTTGCTAATGCTATTACAAATATAAATACAGTAGCAGGTGCAAATTCAAATATTTCAGCATTAAATGCAAGTGGTGTTATAAGTAATATTGGAACTGTAGCAGGTATTGCTTCGAATGTTACAACAGTTGCAGGTAATATTTCAGGACTTAATTCGTTTGCAGATAGATATAGAGTTGCATCATCTGCACCATCATCTTCTTTAGATGAAGGAGATTTATATTACGATACAAATGCAAACTCTTTAAATTACTATAATGGAAGTGCATGGGTGGCTGTAGTTGCAGGTGCAATGACTTCTCTAGCAGTAGACACAACACCACAATTAGGAGGCAATTTAGATGTAAATGGAAATTCTATAGTATCTGCAAGTAATGGTGACATAACTATTGCACCTAATGGAAGTGGTGAAATCAATCTTAATGGAACTGTAAACACAGATAATTTAACTATAGACTTTGGGAGTATAGCTTAATGGCAAAATTATTAAAACTTAGAGGTGGTACAACTTCACAGCATGGATCATTTACTGGTGCTGATAGAGAAGTAACAATAGATACAGATAAAGAAACACTTGTAGTACATGATGGAAGTACAGCAGGTGGATTTACTATGATGCGAAGTGACATCATGCAAGAAAATTTAAATGTAAATGGACAATCAATAGTATCAGCATCTAATGGTAATATTGCTATTACACCAAATGGATCAGGTAAAGTTGTTATTGATGGATTATCACACCCAACATCTGATGGAAGTGCAGGACAATTTCTTAAAACAGATGGATCAGGCACACTAGCTTTTGCTACAGTAGATACACAAGCATTTGCTAGTGGCACAAAAATGTTATTTCAACAAACTGCTGCACCTACTAATTGGACAAAGGTTACATCAGGTGTAGATGACAGAGCATTAAGAGTTGTTACTGGAACTGTGGGAACTGGTGGTAGTGTTGCTATGTCAACAGCATTAGGCACACCTGCAGTAAGTGTTGGAAGTATTAGTGGAAATCCGGGAACAAACCAAACTGTTGGTGCAGGTAATTTATCTGTAAGTATGAGTGGCTCTATTAGTAATACTACACTTTCAACGAGTCAAATACCAAGTCACTCACATGGTATGACAGTTATTGCAGGGTCAAATGTAGTTGCACAAGGTATTGCAATAAATGGTATTAATACAGAACAAATACAACAAAACGTACACACAGCAAATACTGGTGGTGGTGGTTCACATAATCATGGACACAATCTTAGTGGTTCTATGAGTGGTAATCCAAGTATAAGTGGTAATATAACTGCAGGTAACTTAGCAGTTGGAAGCTCTACTGCAACAATAAATGTGCAATATACAGATGTCATTATAGCTACACGAGATTAAATGAAATTAGAAGTAAAAGATAATTGTCCTTTAAATGGATTTAAAAAATGCAAGCAATTTAAGTGTGGTTGGTTTGTTCAAATGAAAGGCAGTAATCCTAATGATGGAAAAGAAGTAGATGAGTATGCTTGTGCTATAGCATGGTTACCTATGTTGTTAGTAGAAAATGCTATGCAATCAAGGCAATCAGGAGCGGCGATTGAATCATTTAGAAATGAAATGGTTAAAGCAAATCAATCTAATCAAAGTCTTTTAGAGATGTCTAAAATACTTGAGTTAAAAAAGAGAGCATTAAGATGAACGACATGACTAAAATAAAAAATTTAACTTTTATTAGTGCTTATGAAAATTTAGCATCTAATGATTATTGCAATAGAATGATAAAGGCTTTTGATAAATTAGAAAAAAATTGTTCAGCTAGTTCAGGTGCTATGACAAATGGAGAAGGAAACAGAAAAGATTTTTCATTTTATTTTGATGACGAAAGAAACCACACAATATCTTTAGCTCAAGAAACAAATGCAATATTAGACAAAGGTTTGGCTAAATATACAGATGAATACCCATCACTAGAGCCACTTCAATATTACAGCAAAGTTATAAAAGTACAAAGAACACCTCCAAAAGGTGGGTTTCATATGTGGCATAGAGAACATGGTGTTGGAGAAGTGTCACATAGGATTTTAGTATGGACAATTTATCTCAATGATGTTCCTGAAGGCGAAGGCGAGACAGAGTTCTTAGAATATGGCATGAAAGTACAGCCAAAAAAAGGAACAGTTTGTTTTTTTCCTGCAGGATTTACACATACCCACAGAGGAAATGCAGTTTATACACACGATAAATACATAGCTACTGGTTGGTACTATATACTATAAGGAGAAATAAAATGGCACGAATAATATATATGAAAGATGGCGAAGCTGATGGTACATCACGAATATCTGTTGATGGAGAAAATATAGATAGTAAAAACTTTGTAGGTATTGTTGCTAGTAATATTCATGCAATACAATGGTACGATACAAAAGGTGAAATAGAATATAATGATGGTAAAGGTAATGAAGAAATTACAGATATTTCGTCTTATGATTTTGAAACAAAACACAGCACAGAGAAAAAAGCTATTGAAGATGCTGAAGCTACAGCTATAGCTAATCGTACTTATGCTGAAAAAAGAGCAGTTGAATATCCATCTATAGCAGACCAACTTGATGATATTTATCATAATGGAATTGATGGTTGGAAAACTACAATTAAAGCAATCAAAGATAAATATCCAAAAGGGTAATTAAAGCTAATGGTTAAAGCTAGTGAAGTAAAAGCACAGATAGACACACACGA